TTTTCCAACGGTTGTTGAAACAAGTTGTGTTACATTTTGTTCTGCTGCCAAGCCAATTAATTTATCATCTCCAATACTCCACCCAGTACCTAAAGTCCAATTTGGCTCTACTTCTTTTACTGAGATGTTGTCTATAGAGCCTAATAGGTCTGTGGGGTACAATCTAAAAGTTGTATCACTATCAGCCCCTATAGAAACATTATAAACCCCATTTCCACTAACGTCAACGTCATTAAACGAACCTGAACCAGTTCTTATTCTAAAGTTGCTACAACTTACATAGTTTTTAATTTCAAAAGCAACATTGTAATGCTTACCAGATACTATGCTTGTTGACTGGTTTATGTTACTAGAAACACTACCATCACAGTCTAAATATCCATTTGAATTAAAAGTAACTCCACTCGGTAAAGTCCAATTTTGACCGACCTCACGTATTGATATGGTAAAACTTGATATATCATAAGCCTGAACACCATCAAAACCACCAAATACAGCACCATTGTCTGTAAAATATATTTCTTTAGTTGTGGTAAAATCATAGTTTTGAAACAAATAACTTGAGCCATCATAAAAATCAAAATTTATTGTACCAGTTATTGTACCTGTTGGAGTAATAGTTAACTTATATGTTTTACCACTTGTAGTATTAAAATCAAATTTTGGTCTTAATGAACTTCCAGTTGTTCCATCACTTGTTGAACTATAAGAATTACCACTAATCTGGGTAATAGAACCACCCCCTGCATTAGATATTGTAGCTATTGAAGGCACTAATTCGCTACCCTCTTGTGAAAAGTCTCCGTTTAAAACTTCTTCTGCACCTATCTCTGAAAAGTCTCCGTTTAAAACTAATTCACTTCCTTCATAATCCATAGATTCTATTAATCCTTCTGAATTAACTCTTGTTGCGTGAGAGCCTCTAGAGAATGTAAAGTCTCCATCTCCATTCTCAGGAAGCACACTATATACTTTTCCGTCTTTATACCCTGAAGGTATCATTGCTAAACTTGGTATTGCCATTTTTATCTATTTTATTATTTTTAACTTAAATCTGCATTAGTAACACAATCAATCGCTTCAACAGTACCACCATCAGCAAGAACTCTATCTTGATATCTAGTACTTAAAGGGTCTGTTACGAAATCATAGTAAATGCTACCCCAACCGTTTTTTACTGGACTACCCCACCAACTATTCTCGTATATTTCGTTTGCCATTGTCTTTGTCTTTTATTTCTTTATTAAACTTATTATAGAATTTATCTAAATTTACTATATTCTTTTTCTTTGTTTTATACTTCCTCTTCATATTATAATACGAAACTTGAGAAGCTATCTGCATCTTTATCAGGATACATATCTCCATTACTATTATTATTGTACTCTGGAAACTTCTGACTGTTAAAGCAAATGTAATCTAAGAATCTTTTAGTATAGAACTCTGCTCTATCCGTAATCTTACTTTGCATTCTATCTACATCTCTAAAGTCTACTGTGTCTGACTCCTGCCCTCTATGTCTGTTTATACCTCCATTATCTATTTTAAACATAGCAAATGGTAAGTACTCTAACTGAGTGAACCATATTAGCATAGGCTTAATATAATCGTCTCTAAGGTCTTTATAATCGCTATTAGCAGGTAAGTCTATATCTCCAGATAATATTAAGTCTTGTAGCTTGTCATATAGTCTACCACCTAAGTAGTTTTGTATATGCATATCTTGTGCTACTTCAATTTGATGAATTAGCTTATCCGCGTCTGTGTTACCATCTATTATAGACTTAGCTTTTAAGTCCGCTATACTTATGAATAATGCTTTCATAGTCCTAATATATTTTTAATTTTACTTAATGTACTTCTGTAAGCACCGTTATCATCTCTGTCAATCATTCTTTCTCCCATTTCATTTGGGTTGTTAGGTTCTTTTAAACCTTTCTCGTAAGCTGAATTAGGGTCTACTTGCTTATTACCTTTCATTTTATATACTCTTAATTCCCAGTAATGATGACAGTTCTTACCGCCCTTAAATTTTAAAAGGCTGTAGTTCTGTTTGTTATGACCTAATTCTTTATTAACTCCTCTAAAAGACATCATATTAATATCTTCTTTTCTAAATACCATTTTTCTAGAAGTAAAAGATTCCATCTTAGTACAGAAGTTTCTGCTATTAGGAGACTTACGTTCTGGCATATATGCATATCTAATCTTATATACATCACTATCTTCTTTAGATGACTTGTTGCTAGACTTAATTGTAGCCATTCTAACGTCACTTATATCTTCTGAATATACTTCGCTATGAATAACTTCCCACTCATCGCTTAAAACCTCTCCTAGCTCTTCTAATTGAGTATACATATCATCTCCTTGTTCGTCAGAAAAGTCTTCTTTAATTTGTGAAGATAATTTCTCTCCAGTTTCTTCTTCTTTTCTAATCTTAGTAGATATGTTATCTAGTTCTGTAAACTCGATAGGTTGTAATGTTACAAAGTATAAGTCTTGAGTAATACCGTTAAAGTCTAATATATCTTCTAAACAATATTTAATCTCATCTTGAAATGGTCTAATAATAACGTTATCCATTAATACAGATGCTGTTCTTAATTCTTCTGCGTTGTTACCAAATCCTGTATTATCTTTAATACCTAATAAGATAGGAGATACAATACCGTGACCTAACATAATCTTTTCTCTAGCTTCATCAGATAAGAATTGATATTGAGCGTGAGCATCAGGTAAGTGTATAGCTTCTATTTCTGCTTGAGTTTCTTTAGACTCGTTAAATGCTATAATAGTTCTACCTGCATTAGAGCTACCAGAGAACTTATCATTAATCTTTCTTTCAATAGCACCTTGAGTTTCCTCGTTAGGAATACCATTGTTAAAGTTAATAAATAAACTAGGAGCTAATCCATTTTGTATATTAGATATATGATAGTTAGATACTTCACATTCTAAATCAGCATATTGTAAACAAGCTTGGTAATCAGGAGTAGAGTAATAGTAAAAACCACTTCTATAAGGTTTGATTACATATATCTCTTCTCTTTGTGATTTACTTCCGTGTTTGAAACAAGGTATTCTTTTAGGCTTGTCACTAGGTTTAGCATCTGCCCATTTAGGATGGTAGTAGTATGCTTGTATAATTCCTTTAGAGTTAGCTTTCTCAGCTCTTAAAGTCTCCATAGGAAAGTGAGATACTTTTAATATCTTAGTTTTATTTCTATTGTAGGTAAGTTTAATTGCACCTTGTCCTAATTTCTTTCTGTCTATTACTACCTTCTTGATTTCTCTAGGTCTTAATAGTTTTTTCATTCTTACATAATGTTCTGGCAATAACTCAGAGTTAGTAGATTCTATACCTCTACCAAATACCATATCAGCAATACCATTATTACATCTAGCGTTAGTTGGACTAGAAGTATCTAATTCTATAAGTCTACCAAAATAATTATTATCAGCACCCCAAGAAACCCAATCTCTATTGTGAACTTCTTTTACTTCTGGTGCTTCGTAAGATGATAAATTAAGTACTCTTACGTTTTGTTGATTTTTCTTATCTTCCATTATATTATGTATGTGTTATCGTCTGTGCTACTGTATGGTGTGTAATTAGTTTGAGACACCACGTGCTTAATACTATAGTCGTTTTGACTAGTACAGAATATCTTATCTCTATAAGCTAAATTATCGTCAGCTTCTATCTCCATAAAATAAGTAGAACCCTCAGATAATATAGTGCTAGAAATATCTAAGTCTGTAAAGTTACCATTGCTAGTTACAGCAGGAGATGTTATACTTTCAGACAATCCGTCTCCATCTCTTCTTAATCTAATAGACACCGTTATAGCAGTAGATAAGTCTACTCTAGGCATAATAGATATGGTTTGATTTGATGTGTTTGGTTGTAATATTATCATACTAAGATAACGTATTTTTAATTATTTTGTTTTATAATAAAAAAAGCCTCACATAATGCAAGGCTTTAATTAGTATTTAGAATGTTATTTATTATACTCCTTCGTTAACTGTAAAACCTACAGTAGCGATAGTGTCTCCTAAGAAGTTAGCAGGTGCTTTCTCCATTCCTGAGAATGTTAAAGTATATCCACTCATATCTCCCATAG